AATTTACCCCAGCGGCTCATATTGCCACCTCCACAATTTTGTATTTCTCTGCAAAGCCAAACTTCATTTTCCAAAGTCGGGCAATGGACTCGCGGGCGGCACCCTCAATATGGGTCGCGCCGTTCAACTTCAGAATGTTGCGCAGCTGATCGAAAACTTCCGGGGTAGAAACAAATTTCCCACCCACAGCGGTGATCATCGCTACGCGACTATTCGGACGGTTGATGTACTCGATTGTGCAGGCGCCTTTAATCTCGCCAGATTCGTCAACAGCTACCAACAAATGCCAGATACCCTGTGACAGATATACTTTAGCATGTTCTGCGTCGTAGTCACCCTTAGAAAAGTCAAGCGCGCTCTTGATAAAGCGCTCTACCAGCGGCCACACCTGCTGGACATTCTGGGTCAGTACCGGCTGGATTTTCATGCTGGCATGTATTTCTTCGGATTGATTTCCTTGCCCTGCTTCTTGTTACCGGTACGCGCCTGACGAATTCTGTCCATCATGCTGTACAGTTGCTGAGCACCTGCATCCGAAGATCCATTGCCAAGGTGGCTGACTACATCCGCCGGAATCACAAACTCACCATCAGACAGAGCCGCAGGCTGATCACCGTCGATCATCGCAGGGATGTCGTCGCTCATACCATCACCCAACATGCCCCCAGTTTCTAAATATCTGGGGGCTGAATCAAAAGGGCGGCCACCCCCCATCAGGTTGACGATACCGCCTCCAGCAAACACTGGGCGACCGGTGTATGGGTTAATCGGGAGCGCGGTGCCTACGTTGGCGTAGTTACGGCGGATAGTGTCCTGCGTAGCTTTGAGTTTGGCGGCTTTTTTAGCATCCATCTCTTCTTTCTTCTCGCGCATCCCCTGCTGCGCACCGAGCTGCTGCTGACCGCTTAAACCTGCCGCGCCAATAGCAAGCGGCATTTTGTTTTGCTGAATAAACTCCCCCATCGTCGGAGCACCCGGCGCACCAGTAGCGATGGCCTTGGCGCCTGCCAAAGATTTTCTGGCTCCCCCAAACATTCCTGAGTAATCATCACCGCCCATACGCGCGCCTTGAAGAATGTCATCTCCCGCTTGCAGCATGTTTTCTTGGGCCAACATTTGCGCATTTACATCTACGGTAGAGGATGGCCCCGGAGTGATTCCTAATTTAGCGTAAGGGTCAGAAGAGGGCATTGGAGAAACTGGAGGGGTAGTAGGTGGAGCGGCGCTCAACATGCTAGTGCCGCCCGGAGGTAGCCCCGTAGGGGTTGATGTAGGCATAGCAATAGAAGGAGGCGGCGTATAGCCGGGCACGCCGGGGGTTACTATATTCCCCGACTGCGTAAGCACATCCATTTCGGCCCCACTTAACGGAGCCCCGCCAGCAGCGGCAACCGCCGCGTCATTAGCACCCTGCAAACTGGAACCAATCGCGCTACCTGCACCGGCAGTCAAACCGGCCATCAAGCCTTGCTGGAGAGGATCGTCCATACCGCGAGCCGCAGCTTCAGCAGCACCCAGACCACCAGCCACCAACCCCGTAGCAAGCGCACCGGTACCGAGCGCGCCGCCCGCAGCACCCATCAGCGCCGGAGCCAACAGAGGAGCGAACAAGAACGCTTCTGGAAGGCCCGTATCCGGGTTTCGCGTGAGTTCACGACCCATCATGGAGCGAGCCAGTGCATTCAGACCAGCGACTTCGCCGTCTGAGACGTGCATCAAGGTGTTATCCCCGTGGCGGCCTTTGGCTGCGATGCTTTGTATTCCGTTCATATCTAAAGCCCTGTTTTGCGTGTCGCAAGTATATCAAGTTCGGTCGATTTCTAAATAGGACAGCCAGAAGTCTACGTCACCTTCTGAAGATTCTACTTTAAGCACGTCACCTGCTTCCATAACAAGTGACACTCCACTGAACGCATCCATCGTGCGATTAACAGGGAGCAGATGGTTTTTAAGTATTGAGTACGCTGTAGCCCCACCACCCGGATACACCGTAGCGTCCAGCTGTGTGCTGGCAGAATTGGCGTTCGTAATTCGCAGGGAGCTCACCAGCGCCGTGTTGGCGTCGGGCACTGTGTACAGCGTCTCTTCAGTCGCCGCAGTTGGAGTCAGGTACTTTCTAAAATACTTATTTGCCATGATTAGGACTCAGCAGAAAGGAACGCTGCGGTAAGAATAACGGAAGGAATCGCGGGGCGGGTCGGAGAAACACCTGCGGCGTAAGATTCAAGTTGAATCAAAGTGCTCTCGCCCCACCATGCCATCTCTAAGTATTCGTTCACTGGATCTTGCACGGTAAAAATACCAGCAATGTTTGCAACAATATGCCCCCAAATGGACGCTGACTTACGCGCAGGGACGTCAAAGCGAGTGTTACTGTACGGGTAATTCGTACCGCTGTTCTTGGCCCACAACTCGAACTCGCGCACTGCGTTGTCCTGATTCGTTACCTGACAGGCCACATTCACCAGATACTGCCCCGGATAGTCGAAATACAACCGAGACGTGTTTACTGGGTCTACGCGGATGCCTCGCTCCAACACTGGCAGGTTGTACGTCACCAAGTTCTCTACAGTAATGCCCGCGTTCGTCTGGTCGGCAGTGCTCATAAACATGCCGTACGGCAGCATGATCCCAGAACTGGTTTGAAACCCGCTCATCGCACCGGCAAATCCACCACCTGCACCGGCCCCGGCTCCAGCCATCCAACCTTTTGCGGCCAATGAATTTTCGCTGGCAACGGGGGTGTATGTGGTGTTGAGCTGATTGACGATTAACTTGAGCGCCTCAACCAGCTGGTTGAAGTTTTGGACGTTGTACTCCGTTGTCGTCGAGGACGCCGGGAGGCGGACATTAACAATCTTGCTCATCTGCGACCATCCGTGCGCTGGTCAATACGGGTCGAGCCGTATTTCCAATAGTCACCAACGTCATCGCTTTCGATACGCAGCGACATCTCACGCCCACGAATGCGCGTGTTAATTTTTGTCGTCGACGAAGTCACAGTCCCGATGTTCTCTTGCACCTGCGGGCTTAACGGGTAATTACGTGTCCGCATTTGAAGGTCCACGCTGCCTGTGACGAAGAAGTCGGGGATCACACGATGGATAAACATCAGGCTATCGCCCTCACCGATGTCAAAATCACCCGACTCAATATAAGCAACCATCGGCTCTGTATCCGCGTCGTAACCGTACTCATGGTAGAAAATGTAACCATCTGGGCGTGTCGCAAGCGGATACGGCAAAGCTCCACGATCTGTCCACGAAGAGCGCTCAAGGCGGCCCACCCACCATATCTGGTCAATCACGTTATAGCTGACATATCGGCACGGTTCAGACGGCCCCGCCATATTCGGGCAGAAAACTTCAGCGCCGTTATCGTGAGATGCGGCTGTGGTATTGAGCTGACCTCGGCTTACACCCGTGAAGGATGAATCGGTTTTACCTGTATAACTGATCTTTTCGTTGTCAATTTGCAAGCATCCTGAAGAATCGAAGCCTGCGGTTGTGTCCACCGTAATCGTGGTGTCGCTGTCCGAAATTGCGCCATTGAGGTAAGTAGGCTCCAAATCATTCGTGGAGTAGAACCATGTAATCTCGTGGTTTTCACGATCCAGCGCAGCGAAACATTTGAACTTTTGCTGGATATTTAGGTCGTCAAACACGAATTTTTGCACTGTACAAGGCAGCACGCTGGTACCACCTTGATAGACGTAGAACGCGTTGTCCCCCATCCAGTACATAATATTGTTGTAAGACACCCATGCGTTCGGGCCAATCAGCCCAGTTGACGTACCAATCTGACTAAAGCTGAACGTGTATGGAGGCCCAACATATTGCATGGACTCGACAGCATCATCGGTCCAGACCATTACCTGACTTTCTGTGCTCGCCGCCGCAATGATCTCAGTGCCGACTGTAAGCTGCTGGAACCCTGCCGTATTCACCGAAGTTGGCGCCCAGTCTGTGTAATCTTCTTGCGAAGACCAACGAATCATCATGGTGTCTAAGTCCGTCGATTCGTTCGCCGTACCCGCTTCATTACAGCCAAAGCACGCCATGTGCCGGTCTTTTGTAACCAGCACGTAATTTACTTTGTACGGGGCTTCTGTGATTTGCGTAGCGCGATCCCCCGGAGCGGAGGCATCCCAAATGAAAACGGGGCCACCACGAAAGTTAAAGACCAGATCCTCACCCCAGTTAGTCATCGACCACATACGTGCGTCCAACGGAACGCCTTGCCCTGTACGCGCGGTCCCCCACGTACTTAGCCCCCAAGTACCTGAACCCCAACCAAACTGATAGACCCCGTTTACCGGACCCGGATTGATCTGGTACTCGATGGATACGGAGGCACCGCCGCCACCTGTAACTGCGGACGTTGCCGGAGTTGTAACAGTAATCGTGTATGTGTTGGCGTCGACATAAGTGATCTGATGCTCAGCGTTGATCTCCGTGTCGGGGATGCCACCTACCGCAGCAGAACCAGAAATCGTGACATACGCACCATCTTCAGCGCCATGCGACGTGTCATTAACGGTAATCACCGCAGAACCCAAGGTGGTATCGAACGGATTTGTCAGCGCCTGCGTTTCTCGCACCGGAGTGATGTCAGTAACTGAGCCGCCGGTTTCTACATACACCTTGTATTGCGTAGCAAACGCGGAATAAATTTCACCATTTAACGCACGCCAGATACGACTGACGCGGGGGGTCCCGATCAGTTGGTCTTGGATATATTTCGTCCAACCGCCAATTTTTTCTGGTTTACCGGAACGGAAGCGAATTTTGTCGGAGTCTACCCAGCCACCCTCTTGCGTGTAGGGGGTGTTCTCTTTATTCACACCGGGTAAAAAGTTGAGCTTCATCAAAGCCATACGGCACCTCCGCAAGATGCCTGAAGTTTAGTCAGCATCGTGCTTTAACTCAACTTCTTCGTCCTGTTCGAGGTAAATGTTGGCGTTCTTGCGGATCGCTGTAGCCTGCACATAGCGCGCGCCGTTGTTCCGCATCACTTCGTATTCGTTCTCTCGGAACCAAAACCGATCACCTACACCAAGGCTTCCAACGTCAACGCGCATTGTTGTTCTCCGTTATGCAGACGTCGTACCCGCGAATGCAAGGGGTGTTGTCTTTAATTGCCCAATAGCTTAACTCAGCTTCCGTCATAGTCAGATTGCGAATCTGAGCGCAAGAAGTCAAGCCAGAAGTAAGTACTAATGCGGCCATTAAAAATGCTATTTTCCGTGTCATATTTCAGTAATCTCTAATGTAGTAAAATACGCGCACACTAACAATTTTAAGGAGCTACCT